CGAGGCGCACGACAGGGAGCCAATATTTGCGAATCAACAATTTAAAAACCGTACCATTCCCAAAAAAGACTCTCACTTTGTCCTTACCAAGTTTTACAGGCTCATCCTTTAGATGAGCCACAAAAACATGATAACATCTGCCACCTTGTAAATATATGTCTTCAGATTTCTTAACATGTTGCCACACGGCAGAACTTATAAAATCTCTATCACCATCGGGACCTTCAAGATAAACAGAAGTCTTACCTTTCAGCGGAAAACCAGCAGCTGTAGAAACCTTAAGTGCATCCAGAAAACGAACTCCAGGAACTCCATTGATATTCTCCTTGTCAGTCAAAGGGCGGACACGTCTAACAGTGCCAAAGCCCAACCGACGTAACTCACGTTTGATAGGTAACATATAATCTAACACCGCCCAATTTAAAACATGTGTAGGAGGACCTTTGCTAACTGTTGCGAACTCAGTCAAATTTTTAGAGAAATGATACCAACTTGGAGGTTTGTCCATGTTAGGTTTACCATGTTGAACTGGAATGTCATTATCATTTAAAAATTCTAATCCATATTTCCTATATTGAACTTTTGTTCGGTATTTGTGTGTACCACCATTAGATCCGAAACAATGAATATTTGATTCTGGGGGTAAGAAATTTACAGGGTGTTTCGGTGCTATAGCATCGTCTATAAGTTGCGAAGAAGCATCAGAAAAATGTGTGGAAAAATCTGTGTCATACACGCCCTCAGCGGGTATGTCAACGGAACTCCAAATGTTTCTAGACATATCAGAAATTGCAGCTTCAATTTGGCTCTTATAGAGAACACCACTACACCCTCTGTTCGTGCCAGTGACTCCGCCTAAATGGAAACCAGCAATAAATGAAGGTTTAGTATCTGAAACCCAGACACTGGTGCACATACCATTGAAAGTAACACCTTTTTCTAAGTTGTAGATGTGTCCTAAAAATTGCGATCCCTCTGGACCAGTATCTTGAGTTCCATAATTCAAATAAGCCGTGTCTACT